ACCGGACTTCCGGCTGACCAACGACGGCACCAACTTGGTGCTGTCTCCTGGTGGCGGCGGCTGGTTCGTCGCCAAGATCACCGGGTCATTCACCGCAAACAGTAACACCTATTACACCTGGGCCGAACAGGAGCCCAAGGAAGACGGCACCGGCTACCGGGCCATCCCTAACGGCAAGGTCGGCACCAGCACGGCCAACTGGGCCCGTGAGATCAACGGCGTCACGTCGGTGGCAACCAACACAATCGTGCTGATGCGGCCGGTCATCGTCACCAAGGCCGGCGGGGCGGGCAAGACGCAATTGCACGAGTTTGCGGTGGCTGGTGCGCCCGTTTCGCAGGCCGTCGTCACCGCGGTCACCTGCTCCAACGGCAACCTGACGGTGACCACTAAAACCATCACCGTGCCAGGCATGGTGGTGACCTAATGGCAGGCGGAACGCAAACCGACGCCGACATCATTGACGGTTCGGCGTTCGGCGGCGCAAAGTCTTTAGCAGGATTTTCGGGCACTGCCACCGGTTCCGCCACGGGCCAACCCAACGGCGCCGAGCTGTCGACTCTGACTGTCGACCCGATCGAGGGCGCCGCGGTCGTTGGCGTGGTCATCATCCCGCCCACCGCTTGGCCAGCTGCCCCGATCACAGCACCTACAGCCATTGGGGGCGGCGGGGCTGTTCCAACCCCGATTTTTTGGAACCCTGCCCTGCTATTCCCACCAGGCGGCAACGTCATTGGTGGCGGCGGTGCTGCTCCCGTTGGCCCCCCGCAGGTGCCAGTTCAGCCACCCGCAGCCGTAGGTGGTGGCGGCGCCATTCCAGCGCCAATTGCGCTAGACCCAGTCGGCATCAATCTTCCTGTTGGCGTCGCCATTGGTGGCGGCGGCGCCGTTCCTATCGGTCCGCCGCAGGTGCCAGTTCAGCCACCAGGCGCCGTAGGCGGCGGCGGGGCTGTTATTTCGCCGATCGCTATCGACCCCGTGCCAGCCTCCCCGCCCACTGGCGGCGCCATAGGCACCGATCCGACGATCATCCCGCTGCCGATACCGGCCACGCCAGTCTCGCCACCTACGGGCACTGGCGGTGGCGGCGGTACTATCAGTCCGGTCAGCCCCGCGGGCCCTGTCACGACTGCACCAGGCGGTGGTGCTGTTGGTGGCGGTGGTGCCACGCCAACCGGCCCTGCGCAGGTCCCGGCCACAGAGCCCACTGGCATCGGCACGGGTACAGTGGTCACGTCGCCGACCCTGCCCCCTGTCCCAGTCACGGCGCCCACTGGCACGGCCGTCGGTGGCAACGCGTCGACAGGCATCACCGAGCCAATTCAGGCGCCAACCGTGTCGGCGCCGACGGCGACGGTCACGGTTGGTTCAACTGCCACCGGGCCAAGTTTTAACGTGACCGGTAGCCAGGTTATAGCAGCGCCGACGGTTTCAACCACAGTCACAAGCAACGGCACAACCACCCAGACCATTGCGTGCAAATGCTGCGGGGCGGCGTCGGACCCGTGCTGCGGGCCGTTTGATCGGACGGGGCCTTATTTTAATCGATGGTTTACAGGCACAGAATGGCCATCGGCTATCGTTGGTCGCGGAAAAACTACGGCACCGGCCAAGTTTCTTTTAACCATATATTTTGAAAACGCTGGCTATTGGAATTCTCCGGGCGACGATAACTCCGACCTGCAGCAATATTTTGACCTGGAGTTTGAGTATTACGACCCCGGCGAAGCGGTCAGTTTGCCGTATCCGTTTAGTCGGTACGAGGTCGCCAGATGGACTAACACCGGGCCGGTTAAATGCAGGCTGCAAGGTGACTTTTATTGGTCGGATGGTTCCACCTCGGACCCGTACCGCGGCAAAATCGGCAACGTCTGGCTGAATTTTGAGAGCGAATACATTTACCTTCTGACTGGCTACAGGAACGTAAACGATTTTTTTGGTGGTAACTATCAGACTTTTGATCCTAGCGATCTGGCCAACTCTTTTGTGCTGCTGTCGTCTTTGGAAAACCTTAACACCGACACGTTTTCCTACGTGCAAAACGGTGAAGCGGCTAAGCCGTCGTCGTATAAGGTTTTTTTTCAGCGCTGGAATCCTGCGACCGCAAGCGTTTACGGGTATCGCTACCACATGAAAACCGCCCAATGTCTTCAAACAAACCTTGGGCCGACAATTGACCAAATGACCAAGGTTTCCGCAATCAACGGGTGTCCACTGCGCATTTTAACCAGAGGTAACCGCCCCACGACCGTTCCCTTTGACAGGGCCATAGTCTTTAGTGTTGAGTCTTGCTCTCTTGGCAACTGTAACTCGTTTGGTGCCAACCTGTCCTTGCGGCGTGATCAAGACTGCAACTGCCCCAACGGCTACGCCAGGTCTTTGTTTGGGCCGGATGGATTGTGCCCGAACATAGATTTAAAATTTATTAAGCCCGAAATACAGATTGATTTGACTGCTTACACTCATGTGGCGCCGTATTCGGCGGCCAACACATCCAACCCAACCATCCCCATGCGGATGGGCTACGCTGGCCTTAACGGCTTCAAATACTGTGATGGCAGCCTAACTAGCTACAACAGCCTAATCGGTCAGCAAGGGACAGACCTTACCAAAAAAGCGCTTGTATTTGACAGATTTGCCCCGTGGGTGCAATTTGAACTCCAGCCAACTGGCGACCCGATCAAGATGACGATCGCCAATTTTGACACCAACACCGACTTGAAATATGCCCCTAACGCAACTTTTTACACTTGGTCATCCCTCAGCAACTGGGGCTTAAACTATCAGTATGTTATTCTTCGCGGCCCCAAAACCGGGTCGACCATCCCAGACGGCGTTTTGAAGTACGTCAGTCATTCATGCAGCCCGTTCTCTATGACGTTTGCCGGGTCTCTGTGGATGAGCTTCGGGCGCTATTACAACTATTACGACACCCACATTGCTAACGTCGAAATCACCTTTTCCTTGCCATTTAACGGCCTGATTTCAATGGCTGGCCCTCCCGCGCAAACAATTAACCCGACACCCGCCCAGGAGCTGATCCAGCAATCAAAACAACGCCTCGCCCTGCCCTGCATCCACCGCGGCGAGCCCTTGGAGGCGTCTGCGTCCTGCGGCTGCGGCGGCGCCGTGCTGACCGAGTGCGCCGTCTACGGCCAGTGTCGCCCCTACGGTACCGCCACCGATGCGCAGATCTGCACACGCTGCCCAGATTACGCAGCCCCGTAAAGGTCATTTATAAAGCAGGAGGCCCCGATGCTAACCCTGCTGCTGCTCGTCTTCTGCCAAGACATCAAGCTCCCTGCCGAGGTCACCGCCCAGCCCGGCACCTTTGTGCCCCTGGTCGCCGAGACCAAGGGCGAAACCGTCAAATTCACCGCCATCGACCCCGGCGTCTCCCTGTTCCCTGCCGAGCTATTGGCCAATAAAAAATCCACCGTGGCCGTCGCCATGGCCGCGGGCCGCTACCGGGTTCTTGCCTGGTCAGCGATTGACGGCAAGCCCACCGACGCCGTGCAGGTCACCCTGGTGGTCGGCAATGCCCCGGGACCGGTTCCACCATCACCGCCGGCGCCACCACCACCGGCACCACCACCAGTACCACCCACGCCACCCGCCCCGGTCGATGACCTGGCGCAAATCCTCGCCGCCCTTTACGGCGCCCTGAACGAGGACGGCAAGGCCGCCCACGTCAAGGCATTGGCTGGTGTTTTTCGTGAGGCCGGCGTGGCCTCTAACGACAACCGATACCAGACGGTGGGCCAACTGTTCGGGGCCATTAGGCAGCAGTCTCTGCAGGCCTTGCCCAACACCGCCCTAACGTCCATGCGTGAGCGCCTTGGCTTGGTTCTCACTCAGGCCCTTGGCAACGACCCCGCGGCCCCGCTGACGCCCAGCAGCCGGGCCAAGGCCTTCGAGACGTTCAGCCGGATCGCCAGCATTTTGGAGGCCCTGCGATGAGCGAATACGCAGCAGGCTGGATAGATGACCCCGCCGAGGTCGAGATTGTGGCGGGCCAGCAGCCCTACTACACGTTCAGCGAAACCCCGGCCGGCGCCACAGCGACAGGCACCGATCATGCCTACCTGTGGCAGGCATACGAAAAAGCCACCGGCAAAAAATATCCCAACCGTGACCAGGGTAGCTACGGCACCTGTGTTTCGTTCGGGACCGCGGCGGCAGTCGAGGTCAGCCAGGCCTGCGAGTCTATCGCCGGCGACCCCGAGGAGGTCCGAGACCTCGCCACCGAAGTGATCTACGCAGGCAGCCGGGTCGAAATCGGCGGCGGCCGGTTCCGCTCCGACGGTTCAATCGGTGCCTGGGCTGCCGACTGGGTCAAAAAATATGGCGTGCTGGACCGGGCCATCTTCGGCAACGGCAAATACGACCTCCGCGTCTACTCAGGCGCCAGGGCCCGCCAGTGGGGCGCACCAGGTGCCGGCGTGCCGAATGACCTAGAACCCGAGGCGCGCAAGTTTCCGGTCAAGACGATCACCAAGGTGACGACGTTTGACGATGCGTGCAAGGCCTTGACGGCCGGCTACGGCATTTCAGTTTCGAGTTCGGTCGGCTACCAAATGGCCCGCGACCAAGACGGATTTTGCAAGGCCGGCCCAAGGTGGGACCACTGCATGGCCATTCTCGGTTTTCAGCAAGGCAAGCGCCCCGGCGCATTCATCCAGAACAGTTGGGGCCCGAGCGCCCACACCGGGCCACTGGGCGCAGGCGATCCGCCCGCGGGCGGATTCTGGGCCGACGCTGAAGCGGTCGAAAAAATGCTAAAGGCTGGCGACTCTTGGGCGTTTTCTAGCGTGGTCGGATTCCCCGCCCGCGTCATTCCCTGGTTCATTTGAGGGTTTACCATGGCACTGCCTCCCTATCCGACCGACTTCCCCTCCGAAGCCTTCCTACTGGTCCTCGACAAGGCCCGCGGCCGTAACGACGTCACCGGGGCTGACCTGGCGCACGCTGGCTGGTGCGTCGCAGGCTACGCCCTGCAGCAAACCCTTGGCGGTGGCCCGACCATCCGCGGGGCCGAAAACCTGGAGCAGGCCGGGTGGAGTGACGAGCAGGTGATTCAGGGCGCCATCGACGCCAATGACGGCGCCAAGGGCATGCTGTTCCCCTGGGTGCTCGTGATCCGTGTCGCCGTGAAGCTAATCTTGGAGGCCGTCCTCTAATGGACCCGCTACAATTCGCCCGCGAGTTTGGCCTGCCCACGATGGCCCTCGTCGTCACCGGCTACGGGATCTGGCAGGTCTGCGCATGGATCGCCAAAGAGTTAATCGTGCCCCTGCGGGATCGCCATTTTGCGTTTTTGCTGTCCATTGAGCAGACGCTTAAAGCGCTGCAGGAGACGCAGCAAAGCATCGTGAAAACTCAGGAAAACATGGTTTCTGAAATTGAACGGGTCAGCAGTTTGATCCGTTGCACCGCCACCCCCAAGGAGTAATGACCAATGCCTTCTATCGTTTACAACTCGTGCATCCGCGACGCCGTCGTCGGCAATATTGACTTCGACACCGACACCTTCAAAATGCTGTTGGTCACCAGCAGCTACAGCGCGGCCAAGAGCCACGATAAGCGGGACGACGTCACCAACGAGGTCAGCGGCACCGGCTACACCGCTGGCGGCAACGCCTGCAGCGTGTCGGTCGCAGCCGTCGATAACACCAACAACGACGTCGAGATCTCGTTCACCGTGACGAGCTGGACATCGGCGACCATCACAGCCAGGGCAGGCGTCATCTACAAGTCACGCGGCGGTGCCAGCAGCGCCGACGAGCTGGTCGGCTACGTCGATTTTGGCTCTGACGTATCAAGTACCAACGGCACGTTTGCGGTGACTGTGAGCAGCCCATTGAAATTCCAAAACTAAGAGGTGGCGCATGGCTGACATCCCAGCGACAAACCCGGTCATTCAGCCCGCTGTTCCCGAGGTTGTTTTCGACCTCTGGCGCATCCCTGATTTTCACGTTACCTGGCCCAATGCCCCCGACACCATGTCATGCGTGACCATGTTTCAAAGCGCCAGGCGCGGGGAAGACGGCGAGCTGATCGACGGGCCGGTGCGGGAGTGGTATCAGATCCCTGACCTTTGGGCTGTCGCTGCTGAGGACTCTGAAGTCGCCGCGGCAATGAACGCACTGATTGCCGTGCTGACCAAGAAGGCTAAACAAGCCGGGGTGATCTGATGGCCTTGATCAAAGCAGACCGCGTCAAGGAAACAAGCACCAGCACCGGCACCGGCACTTTTACTTTGGCTGGTGCTGCTGTTGGATTTCGAGCATTTAGCTCTGTCTGCTCGGTTGGAGATACTTTTTTCTATGTGATTGATTCGGATTCTGGAAGCGAATGGGAGACTGGCTTAGGTACATATTCAGCAACTAATACGCTGACTCGAACGACAGTTTACGCCAGCAGCAATAGCGGAAGCATTGTTACCTTTTCGGCTGGTACGAAAAATGTTTACCTATCTCTGACCGGAAGGCAAATTGATACGGTATCCGCCTCGCCTCCGGCATCTACTGGTGCGCCTCCTCTGCTTGAAAGTTTAGCTGGTGCAGCGCATACCGCACTAACCGCATCAACAGAATATAGTGACATTTATTGGAATCTTGCACGAACGGTCCAGTTCTCAACTGGTGCGATTACGACTCAAAGATCAGTAAGGATTGCCGCTCCGACCTATTCATTTGTTGCTGCAAGTACGATTACGACTGCTGCGACTGTCCAGATAGATGGCGCACCAGTAGCGGGAACAAATGCAACGATTACAAACCGTACTGCATTACGAGTTTTGGCTGGATCAACAACAGCAAAAGGCATTGTTGTTCAAGGAGCATCTGGTCAAACAGCAAATATTTTTGAGGTGCAAAACTCATCTGGAACTGTACTAGCATCTATAAGCTCAACTGGCTCATTTGGAACTATGACTGCCGGAGCCATAACTGCCAGCAAATTAAATGCTAATGGAACATCGTCAACTGTCGAATGTATTACAGCAACTTCATTTTCATTAGCTACATCGCAACCATTTGTTATTCAATCTTGGAGGGATAGCGGAAGCACAATTTGCGCCCAGATCACTAACCAAGGATGCTTTGGAATAATTGGTCGCCCAAAAGGTGGGGCAACAAAAAGTGATATTTATTTTAATGTAACAGCACCGGCAGATTCATTTTCCTTGATGGGTGGTGAGCCAGATTATGTTTTCAACTCATCGGCTACAGAAACAGTAACTGGCACTCAAATATGGTCACTCCCGACCACAATGCTAATTAAATGCAGAAGATACGCTTCTGGAACAGCGTCAACAATAAGCGATGCATACGGTGTTTATATTGAAAATTCGCCTGTCGCTGGGACAAATGTAACAATAACAAGAAGTAATGCCCTCTTTGTTAACTCAAATCAATCGTATTCAATAGGGCTTACGATCGCGACTATCGCAGCAAACGCAGCTAAGGGAATTCAAATAATCAAGTCAGGCACTAGTACTGGGACCAGCTTTGAAGTTGTAAATGGAATCGGAGGATCGACGCTAATGTCGATCAACGCAAATGGCTCTATTACTCCAGCAACTCTTGCCGATTCCGCAGCAGCAAACAACACAATCTATTACTCATCAACGGCAGGAAAGCTTGTCTACAAAGATTCCGCTGGAACTGTAAACAACCTCTACTAAGGGCTGACCGATGCTTGGCGGAATAGGACTAGCATCGGCTCCGCTCTCTTCGTCTAGAAGAGATGCATCAGTAAACGCATCGGCCAGCGGTTCGTTTGCAACGATCACAGTCACAACGCAATCAGGCAGCGCAACTGGAACGGCATCAGGCTCAGGCCTTGGCTCAACAGTAACAGTTAGCGCACCATCTGCTACTAGTTCAGGTTCGTCTACAACTTCTGGCGCATCCAATACAGTTTCCATCTTAACCCAGAGCGGTACAGCTACTGGTGGTGCGTCTACTAGTGCAGTATTCGCAACAGTTCAAGCATCCACGCCATCAGGTTCATCTACCGGAACGGCATCGGTAAACAGCGCATTTGCAACCGTATCAATCGTTTCTCTGGCAGGTTCTGCATCGGTCAGCGCTGTAGCGTCTGGGCTGCTATCGACCGTATCAATCACTTCACCATCGGCAACGGCTACGGGTAGTGCGTCAGCGTCTCCAACATTCGCAACCGTATCCATTTCATCCCTATCTGGATCGTCCACAGGTACGGCAACTACTAGTGGAATTCTGCAAACTGTAACGATTAGCGCACCTTCAGCCTCTGCCTCTGGATCGGCCAGTTCTAGCGGTCTATTGGTAAATGTTCAGATAAACACTCCAACTGGATATGCCACAGTAAGCTCAATAGCTTTCGGCGATTTGGCAACTATTGATATTCCAGCATCTTGGACTGTTGCCAGCGATTCTGGCACAGTTGGTGGTGGTTCGATTGGTGGTTCGTCTGTTGCCGGCGGATCCTCCAGGACCGTGCTTCTTCTGGCCGGTTTTGCCGAGGTCCAGACCGTCGCCCTCGGCAACCTGGCCACCGTAGACCTGGTCAGCCAGAATGCCGCGGCCAGCGGTGGCGCAGATTCGTCCGGCGCCCTGGTCACCGTCACGGCCTCCAGTACGGCCGGCACCGGCTTCGGCTCCGCGGTCGGCCAGGCCGGCCTGCAGACGGTCACCATTCAGCCCCACACCGGGACCGCCTACGGCGACGCGGCCATCAATTCTGAGTTCGCCTCAGTGCAGGTCAGGACTTGGGCTGGCGGCGCCATCGCCATCAATCCACCCGGCAAAGCCATCGCCTGGACCTCCCGCATCACGCACGCCGGCCCCACCGGCAAGGCCCTCGCCTGGGACGGGCCTCTGACCAGGGCGACAGCCCGCATAGTCAGGACTCGGGCAGCCGCTAAATACCTTGAACCAGTCGCCTAGGAGGCAGCGCCATGAAATACGACCTCGGCGACGGCGTCAGGATTTCGGTGGTTTTCACCAACGCCATCACCGGCGAGCATACCAACCCAACTACGCTAGCCCTGACCCTGCAGCTACCCGACGGGACCACAAACACCACCATCCCGGTCACGCAGACAGCGACCGGCAAATACTACGCCGACTACACCACCACCGTTCCGGGCGTCCATGTCTACCGATGGGCAGGCACTGGCGCCTGCCAGGCTGCGGTTGAAGGCGTATTTACCGTGTCGAGGAGCCTCATCAATGCCTGACTGGCTGCGTGAGCTGTGGTTTGGCATGACCACCGGCGTCTGGCACGCCTGGGGACAGACCCGCCGGTCTCCCGCCTGGGGCCCGCTCCGGGACCGGTTCGTTGCCGAGAATCCATTCTGCGCAGGGTGCAGCAAGCAGACCTACTTAGAGGTCCATCACATCCAGCCGTTCCACGTGCGGCCTGACCTTGAGTGCGACGAGTTCAATCTGATCGTGCTCTGCCGAGACTGCCACTACACGTTCGGGCATCTGCGAAATTGGCGACTGAGTAACACCCACGTGATCGAGGACGCCGCGGTCTACCGCAGACGGTACACCGAAGCCCGCGCCGACAAGGACTAGCCAAAACGCTCGACGACCTCGTTCACCACCCGCCTGTGGATCTGCGCATACCGCCCTGTGATCGACCCGGAGCCCGTGCCCAGAGTGGAGCCCCCACCGTGGCCCAGAATCGCCCCGACGATACCCTCGTCAATCCCATGCGACCTGAGCCAAGTTGCCGCGCTGTGGCGTATCTGCCGCGGGTTGTAGCGGGGCATGACTGGCAGCGGATTTTTCTTGGTCACCTTGCGGCCCAGCCGGGCCCATTTTTCCGCCAGCACGGCGTCTGCCCTTTTTATCGCAAACTCAAACGCCCGCCGATACCCTGACGTGGTGACAGGTCCAAAGTATGGCACGCCCTTGATCTGATGCTTACCAGGAAACAGCCAGCCCTTGGGGCGCCGCTTCAGAACCGCAGCCAATGCCTGCCGGGCCAGCGGCCCAACCAGCACCGCCAAAGCCTGCCCCCGCCAGGAGCCTTTATGCTGAACTGGCACGTACCGCCAAGGCCGCATGGACTGGTCGATGTCCTCAGCCCGCACCGATAGGGCCGTCTCGACCCGTTGCCCTGTAAACAAGTGCCACAGGAAAACCGCCCGCCAAGATTTTTTCAGATACCGCCACAGCCGGAACAAGTGCAGCGGCGGGATCGCCTCGACGACCTTGGACTTTTTAGCCTGGGTCGGTCGCAGCCGTTCCCACCCTTTTAGCGTGGCGAGCTGACCGGCCTGCACCCAGCCCCGGGCCTCCGCCCAGGTGAACGACCGGACGATGCGGCCCAAGTATTCGTGAATAGTTTTTCGGGCCTTGCCTTCCAGCACCAATTGGTCGCGGACGGCAATCAGGTGCTCGCGCCCAAACGCAACCAGGTGCAGGTCCTGAAACGGCAGGAACAGTTTCACCGCCTGGTGGCAGACGCCGACCTCGCCTGTCGGTTTTCCGTCGGCCCGTCTGTACCGTTCATGGCATTGGTCAAGCCACAGGGCCCAGAGGGCCGAGCAGACCAGCGGACGTGACGGCGATTCCAGCCTGCCCGGCTCCGCCTTCTCACGCAAATAATCAGCCAGCCACTGTCGGTAATTGGCCTCCGCCGCCGGCGTTCCGGCGTGGCCCATCATCTTCTGCTTACCGGTACGCGGGTCCTTCACGTAGGCCCAGCCGGTCCGCTTATGGCGCAGCAATTTCGGTATGCGCAGCTTTGCCAAAGTTGTAACCCCCGCTAAGAGTTGTAAGGAATTGCGGGCTGTTTTTCTGACGTTTTCCCTTGTTTTTCAGCATTCGGGGCAACAGGATTCGAACCTGCGGCCTCTTGGTCCCGAACCACCCCGCCAGAAGCGTGAAAAAGCCTTAAAAACAAGGTAAAAACATAAAAAACAGGCCCGTCCGACCTGTCCATATTGTACAGAACGGTTCGAATAATACGCTGTAAAAACAGCTGATTTTCGCAAGCCATTTTTAAAAAGTTGTAAAAAGCGTAAGTTTTAGTTGACAGGGGATGTGCATACGCTAAAACTGTCCGAAGTGAACGACTTGTCCGAATATACTGAACATGCGTACACTAATGTATCGGGGGGAGTAAAACCGGTCCGGGCTTCAGGATTTAGCCCGCAATTGAAGGATTTTGCTTGCTTAGATTGGCGGCAATATCAGGTGTTTTCGACAAAGCAAATAGCGCAAAAATACTCTGTCGGTCGTAGCACCGTCTGGGAGTGGATTGTTAACGGCGTCCAACTGGGTGGCTCCCGCCACCGGCTGCCAGCCGTAAAAATCGGCGGTCAATACCGCGTAGAGCCATCCGCGTTGGATCGGTTTGTCGAGTGCCTTAACGAGCCTTCGGAGAACGTGGTTTCCGTGGCGCCTTTGCCTTCTTCGGGGCGTCGGCTTGGGCCGGCGCAACGTCGGGGGCGATCGGCTCTGGAACGTGCGCTATCGAAGAAATAATGCTGGGGTGATTTGCCTGCAGGTACTGATCAAAAGCAAACTCGACCACTTCGATTAGCTGGCGACGTTCCGCTAATGCCGCGGCCTTCAGCCGTGCGTGCATGAGCGGAGAGACCCTGAGAAGTGGATTCAGTCTGCCTTGCGAGTGTGCCGAAGACATTTTTTTTTCTCCAGTTAACCAATGTCAACCAATGTACACGGTTTCTTGTGTAGTTGGAAACCCACGACGGCCGAATAAACAAATACTGGTTAACACGACTTGACACCAGTAAACAACGGCGGCAGGATTGGCACAGCTGAGGCTTAACCATGACCCGATACCTACGACTTCTTTTTGTTGTTGGCTGCGGGTCACTGGTTGCAGGCTGTTCAGCGATGCGGACTGAGGTCTCGGTGACCTACCAGTCCGGGGACTGTTCGATGACCGCAAAGGCATGGAGGTGAGGGATGGGAGTTTTGGCAATCAAGCTAAGGCAAGGCGGCTTTTTCGAGATCGAAACGGGCCTCGGTTTAGTCCGAGTTCAGGTAGTGGAGTTGAGCAGCAGCGGAGTGAAGCTGGGCGTTGACGCACCGACCAGCATGAACGTGAACAGGGACAAGGTGCTGGCCAAGCGTGCGCAAATGCGCAGCCAAGTACGCGAGGGCGACACCTATGGCAGCAACTAATCCCTACGCCGGCGCCCTGGTCGGCACCCTGTGGGCCGAAGCCCCAGACGATGACCGCCAAGGGCAAGCCGAACTTGACCGAGTGGTGGCGGATCTTCTGAACGAAGGCAAATGGGAAGGGGTGGACGATGACGGCGCTATGTGACGGCAATGGCTCTCGATTGAGGCTGCCCGACAGCCTCGTGGTGGCGCAGTGCCATCAGTGCTTGCGGTGGTCAGCGGGGCAGAAAGTGCTGGCAGTCCACAAAGACCTGGTGCGCAGGTTGATCAAACAAGGTCGCATGGGCCGACTGGTCAAGGTGCCCGCGGGGCAACGCCCAATCTGTACCGAGTGCCGCAGGATTTTAGCCAGGCTGGAGGTGTTCGCATGAGCAGCATGCTTGAGCTTTACGACGAGTACATGACCGAGTTTGAGCGGGCGACCGTGGCCGCAATACAGGAGTGGATAGGCCGGGGCTGCCCGAATACATGGCTGTCAGGTGTATCCAGCTACACCCGGTTTGAGGTGCTTAACGATGAGCAGCTTGGCTGCAGGCTCGAATTCGACCACCAACGGTGGAATGCCTATTCGCAGTGCCACAGGTGGCAGGGATTCCGCCACTGGAAAAACAGCCCTACCCCATTACACCCTATGCAAGTAATCGCCCGCTTGGTGGATGAGCTGGTAGTGCGACGAGAAGAAGCGATCGAAAACGAACTAGAAGAGCTAAAGGAGTTGAATCGTGCCAAGCCTATTTGACCTGACCAACCGTCTGGCGTCGATTGAGGCCCTGCTGGAGGCCGGGCTGCCGGAGAGCCCGGAGGCCGAGGATGAGCTCAATCGTGCGCTAGCGGAAGAATTAGCGACCCGGGAGCTCGTGGAAAGTAAGGCCGAAGCCTACTGCGGGCTTATTAGCGAGATGGAGGCCTTAGCCGCGGTGCGGAAAACCGAGGCCGACCGCGTGGGCAAACTGGCCAAGGCGACGGCGGCCCAAGCCGAGCGCCTGCGGAAGGCCCTGAAGGAAGCGCTAATCCTCCTAGACGTCCGCAAGCTCTCGACCGACCGCTACCAGATCAGTCTGCGCAAACCAGGTGGCAAGGCGCCTCTGGAGATCGACGAGTTCATGGTGCCGACGGAGTTTGTGACTGTCGAGACCATCACCAATCCCAACAAGGACCTCATCCGCCAGCGCTTGGACGCCGGCGAGGTTCTTGACTTCGCCCGCTACCTGGAGCGCCAGGACAGTTTGATCATTCGTTGATTTTTTTTCCTACCACACCTAGGAGTTTTGTTCCCATGTTTCAGAAAGCAACACGACAACAGGCCCGCCTCCGGCTGGGCATCACCGGCCCGAGCGGTTCGGGCAAAACTTACAGCGCCCTGCTGTTGGCCCGCGGCATTGGCGGCAAGATTGCCTGCATCGACACCGAGCAAGGTAGCGCCAGCCTATACGCGCATTTGTGCGACTTTGACACCTTGAACCTGGAACCACCATACAGGCCAGAGCGGTTCGTTGAGGCCGTGCGCAGTGCCGAGGCGGCCGGCTACAACGTGCTGGTGATCGACAGCATCACCCACGAGTGGAACGGGTCGGGCGGGTGCTTGGAGCTGGTCGACGAGGTGGCCCGGGCCAAGTTTAGGGGCAACAACTGGTCAGCCTGGAGCGAGGTGACCCCGCGGCATCGGGCGTTTCTCGACGCCGTGCTCCATTCCAAAATGCACGTCATCGTCACCCTGCGGTCGAAAACGGAGACAGCCCAGGTTGAGGATGGCGGGCGCAAAAAGGTTGTGAAGCTGGGCATGAAAAGCGAGCAGCGCGACGGGTTTGAGTATGAGCTGACCACGGTATTAGACCTTAGCCACGACGGCCACTTTGCCACGGCCAGCAAGGACCGTAGCGGCCTGTTCAGCGACAAGGACCCCGAGCGCATCACCACCGAGACCGGCAAGCGCCTGCTCGCCTGGTTGAATAGCGGCGCGACCGTGGCACCTGAGACCACCCCGGCACCTGCCCCCGTGCAGGTAATCGAGGCCGGGCCGATCAGAGTCAGCGACGCCAGCTTGAAGGCGATGACCGGCCTGATCGTCCGTGCCAAAAACCTTGGCATCATCGAGAACGCCGAAACCTACCGCCAGCAGCTCCGTAGCACCTATCTGGTGCAGTCGGCGCGTGACCTGACCCAGGAGCAGGCCGACGAGGTGATCGCAGGCCTGAACGAATCTATCGCAGAGCGGGAGGCCCTCGCAACGGCGTGACGATGCCGGCCGCGGTGGCGCATGTCCGGGTTCGACTCCCGGACGGCTGGATGCCCGAGGTGGGCAGTTTTGCAAACGAGGAGATGGCCATGGATTTTGACTGGACACAACAAGACAACAGCAAACCACAACAGCAGCAGCCCGAGCGCAAGGGCTTCGAGCCGTTGCCCCCTGGCGAATATGCGGTCGTGATCAGCGACCAGAAAACCAAGCCCAACAAGGCGGGCACGGGTGAATACCTGGAGCTGACCTTGGTGATCGAGGATGGCGCCAACCGCGGAAGACGGATCTGGGAACGCCTGAACCTGAAGAATCCCAGCCAGCGGGCGGTGGAGATCGCGCGAGACACCGTTGAAAAGATCCGCGAGGTCACAGGCATTGCGGCCCGCAGCGCCGACGACCTGGTGGGTGGCCGTTGTCGGGTGACCACAGCCAACGACGAATACGGCACCAAGGTGAAGAGCTACCTGCCGTTGAAGGCGAAGCCGGCGACGGCCCCGAATCCATCAAACCCTGATGACGACTTGCCATTCTGAGGAGTTTACCCATGCGACAGGCAGATCTATTTGGTGGCGGTGTGGACGCTTACGGGCACGTCACACCAGCAACAGGCAATCAGCGGCGGGACGAGGCGATCACACGGGTGGCCGCCCATGCGCCGGTCGGCTGGATTGAGGACGCAATCAACGCCATACGGCACGTCAGCCTGAGTCGGCAGACGCTGACTAGCGACGACGTATGGCCCTTGGTGGTGACGCCACCGGAGCCTCGGGCAATGGGCGTGGCGTTTGCCGAGGCAGCCAGGCGGAAGATTATCCGCAAGACGGACAGGGTGGTGAACAGCACGAGGCCGGAGTGCCACAGCAGGCCGGTTGCAGTTTGGGAGGTGATGGCGTGAGTGAACAGGCAGAGCGGGTGGAGATGGGCGAGGTCGGGCAAATGCTGCTTCGGGGCCACGCCCCGGCCGAGTGGTCTGGTAGTGAGCGCAACCAGCAGATTGTGCAGGCGATTAGGGAGGTGTTCGATCGGGGCCGGCCTGTGTGCCTGACCTCGGTGGCGGAACACCTGCGGAAGAAGAGTTTGCTGGAGGCGGTGGGGAGTTATGCGTATTTGACGGAGTTATGGGAGTTGGCGGTGGAGTGACACGGTCAAACACCCTCTGGTATCGGTTATCCATGCCCGCAATTTGATTAGCCACCGTGACGCAATCGTGACGCAATTAGGACTAAAAGCATGAAGCTTAACACCATCCAACACCCGAAAATCCTACGCCTCCGCCGGCGCTTATCCGTGCCCACCTGGGGCGCCGTTGGCGTGCTGGAAAGTCTCTGGCACCTGACCGCAACCCACGCCAAGGACGGCGCAATCGGTCGCATTTTCACCAATGAGGACATAGCCAACAGCATCGGCTGGGAGGGCGACCCAGACCACCTAATCGACGCCCTTGTGGCCTCCGGCTGGCTGGATGTTTGCGCTAGCAATCGTCTAATCGTGCATGACTGGAGCGATCATTGCCCCGATTTTGTACGGGGAAATTTAGCCCGTCAGAAGGTAGATTTTGCCGTCGCAACCACAAACAGCGCATCAGCAACACCAGTAGCGTACTCCAGTACCGTACTACAGTACGCTACTCAAGTACCCTACTCCAGTACTGTACATGAGTCGCCGACTCCAAGACCAAGACCTAAACCAATACTAATACCAAGCCAAGACCAAGAAGAGAAAGACAGTGTCGAGTTGCCCGAAGCGGTCAACCCGCCCCCCGACGCCGTCGCCGAGTTTCCGTGCCAAGGTCTTCGGCAGGTCTGGCACCTGACCACGGGCCAAGTCGCCGACTGGCAGACCAGCTACCCGGGGCTCGATGTCGAGGCCGAGTGCCGAAAGGCCTTGGCGTGGGTGAAGGCCAACCCGCGGAAAAAGCGCACCCACGGCGGCATGCCGAAGTTCCTGGTCAACTGGTTCAACCGCGCCACCGACCGACCGGGCCCTGCCCCGCCCCGGTCCTTCTACCAACCCCGCAGCGCCACCCCGTCGCCGACGGTGACCGAGCGCATGGGCGCCGACGTGGTCGGCATGCTGTTTGGCCAGCACCAGGCAGCGACCCAGCCGATGACCCCGACGTTGGAACTAGAGGTGCGCCATGGGTGAGATGCTTCCGGCCCGCTTGGCCTCGGTGCCCTGGGTGAATTTGTTCCAGGCCCTGTTCGGTGCCAACAGCGCCGACTGGGCAAAAACGCTGGCGACCTGGTCGTTGTTGTTCGACGCCGAGGGCCGAAGTAACTCCGAATTGGTCTCGGCTGTTCAGGCGATTAGCCGGCACAGCCCGATTCCGCAATGGCCAACGCAGTTCCTCGACGCTTTGCGCAGCGAGCTCCGGCAGCAAGACCTATCCATGCGCCAGGCAACCGAGGCCCGACGCCTGGAGGAATCCGAGCGCCCACCCCGTTGCCAGACCTGCAGCGACTTCGGCTGGATCTGCGGCCTACCGCACCTCGAAACCGTCCGCGGCCCCGAGTGGCTGGAACCTCGATGGACCTGCGCGGTTACCTGCCAGTGCGAAGCCGGCTGCAGGGTTTTTGCTGGCTGGGGCCAGCGACAGCCCGACCCCAAGCCGGTGATGAGTATTTACACCTACACCAAGCAAAATCCGCACTACCAGGTGCAGATGGAGCTGCGCGCGCTGGAGGTCACAGCAAAGGTGCAGACCTACGAGCAGGAGAAGGGCCCGGCCGAATGGCGGGCGACGGTCGAAGGCATCCTAAAACGCTACGGCAACCAGGCCAAATGACTATTTTCCGCACTATTTTTGATCGCTAAACCAGCTGCCAGCAACGACTTACGCACAATGGCGAATTTTTAATAATTAAATTCTGTTATTTTTTCGCTTATCCGGCGTGGGGTGTTTGATTGGCCCGAGGTCACGCCACCTTTGGCCCTTGTTCAGGACGAACCTTTGCATGCGTTATTTCATTGTTTTTGCCCTGACCATCGCCGCGGCTACTCTGGCCAACGCTGGACCGTTTCACCGTCGTGGTTCTGTCGCCGTTTGCACGACTGGCACCAGCCAGCAGACGACGGCCAAGCCCGCAGGTGACACCAGCACCGCCCAGGGCGTGGCGATCTTAATCGTGCAGACCGGGCGTTTCCGCCATTTCGGCGGGTACAACGGCTACGAGGGAATCGGCATGGGCGCCACCCAGGCGCAGGCCGAAGCCAACTGCTGCTACCGCAATCGCCTACTGCCCCGTGAACGAGGCTTCGCACAGATGGCCTCGGGGCTCTGGGTCTGCGTCTGCCGCTACTAAGAGCCACCACCTTCTTCCAATACCCGTGACGCCTTGTTGAAACACCACGGGGCGAAAGCTGGCCAGCCAAAGCAGGATGCCGTTGATCGGCGACGAGGGTGAGGCGGTACCCCCTCAGGTGGTTTTGAGCGCCAGGAGGGCGGCCCGGTCGGCGTGCTGCGGGTGTGGCAGACGCCGGCCGGATTTTCAGGAGAAACGACCTAAATGATTCAGCGCTGCGAGCCCGAACAAGCCGAGATGGAGCCGATCGTCGACGAGCACGGTCAGGAGCTGTGGCTCCCCGCTGACCTAGTGCTCGTCGTCTGTTCGCTCTGCAGCCGGTTCTGTACCCGGAACGTGCCCCTGTGGTGCCGGGACGTGGTGCGGATGTACGAACGCCACCGGATGCTGGCCGAGCTGGCAGCACGGCCCACCAACGAGGGCCGGCCGCAGTGCCGGGAGTGCCTGGCAGTCAACAGTCTGAAGCCGAGTGTAACGGGTCACCAGAGGCGGGTGACGGTGGCGGACCATCGGAGGGCGGGCGGTTGATGAAATACGGCTCAGTCTGCTCCGGCATCGAAGCGGCCAGCGCTGCATGGCACTAGGCAACAGCATGGCGGTGCCGGTAATGGCTTGGATTGGCAGACGAATTCAGATGGTGGAGGACCTGATTCATGACTGAAACCAGCGGCTGGAACCGCGCCAGCTACTACACCGAGCATGGCACCCTGACCTGGTTCTGGTTTGAGCATCCCTGGACGGCGACCACGACGCCGTGGGTGACCAGCCCAAACGAGCTAATGAATTTTTTGGGAAGGCTAAAAACTAGCGGAAAAAATACGGAACGATAGCACCTATGCCCTTGGACCCGATGACCCCGGAGCAGCAGCGCATGGTCGAAAGCAACCTGGCGCTGGCCCACTACACGGCCCGCAAATACAGGGCGCCCTTGAGCATGGATTACGAGGACTGGCTGGGTGAATGCCTGGTGCTGCTGGTGCAGGCCGTGCGCTACTACGACCCGCAGAAGGGCACGCTGTCGACCCTGATGGACAAACTCGTCTACCTGCGGCGCATGGACCTGAAACGGCAACGGCAAAGCATTAAACGGAAGACGCATTACGACGCGGTTTCCCTGGACCAGATGGCCGGCGACAACACCCTAGGCAAGCAGGTGCTGGTCGACCACGACAGGATGCCGCACCTGGTTGAGGTCCGGGAGGTGGTCGACCTAGTACTGTCTCGAATGTCTTCGCAGGCCGTGCAGATTTTCCGCCTACTGGCAAACGATTCAACCAACCGGGAGGCGGCGAGGACCCTAGGCATCTGTCGCAGTCGGGTCTGCGACATCCTGATGCTGGCCCGAGGCATCGCTGCCCAGCAACACCCCGACGAGGTGGTTTATAACACGACGTGCCCCGATTGCGGCATCCCGCAGACGACATGGGCCGAGGACGACAGGCCGAGACTGTGCAGGCCCTGCGCCGGTCTGCGGGTCCGAGAAATCAAACAGCGCTACTACCACCGACGCAAACAGGAGGCCAAGGCGTGAGGCAAGAACCAGTGATCGAGAAATGGCCGCACCCGCATGGCACCGAGTACGCCTGGGTTCTGGGTGATCGCATCCTGGGGAGTGTCGTGCCACACGGGCCGGCACCGGACCAGGCGGAGCGACGGAAGCAGTGGAAGGCGTTGGCCGGGCATAAGACGGTGGGGATATTTACAGGCAGGAACGGGCGTTTTGCCGCGATGCGGGCAGTGCAGCATCTGACCTGGCCTGCCTGGTGCGGGGTGAAGGCATGAGCGACCGAGACGCAGACCACACACTGTCGGAGCTGCAGGAGGCGAGGGCGGAGGTTGATCGGTTGCGTTCTGATTTAGCCAGGCTGCGCTGGTTGATCCTTAAGCAGACCAGTGTGACGTGCAACACGCAAAAGTATTGGCCGGAGTGGGTTAATAAGTATTTTGATTCAATTGGTTCGGCGAAGGAGGTGAGTGATGAGTGAGGATGACCCAGCTTTCTACTGGGAAATGATGTTCAAAAACCTTACACGGGAAAACTCCAGACTGATGGAGAGACTCGTAAAGCTGGAAGACCTGAATCGCTGGCGGAATGCTCACACCGAGCCACCCACCATTGAAGGCCGATATATAGTAGCCACCTGTCGAAATAATATTGGATCATGGTCGGATAATTACTGGGAAAATGACCGTTGGGAAATTAAGCCGGTGGATTACTGGAAACCAATCGGCCCGCTGCCGGGAGGCGAGTGATGGCAGACGTGCCAGAGCACTACAAGGGCCGCAACGGCCGCACCTGTGCCGACTACATCCAGGACGCGCTTGACTCCAAGGGCATGTGCGATTTTTGGCGCGGCAATGCGATGAAATATTTGTTTCGAGCAGGCAACAAAGGCGGAAGCCAGGGCTACGAAAACGACATCCGCAAGGCGGCAGACTGTTTGCGCTACCTGCTGGAACTGTGCGCTGCTGACCCAGAACGTGAGCGGGAGGGCAAGTAGTGGGCACGGTTGAAGAAATGTTTCCAGCTTTTACACCAAAAACAATGAAGCAACTTTCAGAGGATTCTGGTGCTTCGGAAAGTATTTTGTGGCAGTTCATCAATGACGGCGAATTGTCCTGGCCCATCCAGATTGAGCGGAACAAATGGGTTTATGGCCCAATGACCTACAAGGCTATTTTGGAAATTGCCAAAGAGCTCATAGACCAGAATCGGTGGAGGCTGGGCGATGGGTGACATTTCGGGAATTGACCATGAGGCGGAATTTTGCGCTGAGATCAACAACCATGGGATCCCGTACGACGAAGAGGACTGGATAGCTAGAGTAGATGGTTTTTGGGTTCCACCTGCTGGGGCGGCTAGGAGCGAAATTGAAATATTTAAGCAAAAACCAAGGCCGCCAATCGATACAATAGCCAACATGCAGGCTAGATTAAGGGCTGGATATTGGTGCGAATTGTGTAAGCAGAAATTTTACCAGTTTCAGCTTGAATCGCATCACCTTCACTATCGAACCATTGGCCATGAGTCGCAGTGGGATCTGCTGATTTTGTGCAGGACCTGCCACAGAGAGCAACACGCGGACGGCGATTCATGGTGGAACGACACCGAACAACGCGCCGCATGGCATTGGTTTTTTAATGAAGTGGTGATGCGACCAGAAATTGAGGCGCTTCCGGTGGGTGAGTAATGTGGAACCCGCTCTGGTGGTTTTTTCTTATCTGTGAAATGATCGACTTTTTCGACGTTTCAATGTCCGAAACCAACAGCAAGCGGGTAAGATGAAATGGGCGCCGAGCTGACCCCGCTGCCAATCCAGCGACCGAGCAACCACCAGGTGCCGACCACCATGACCAGCGATGACAAACAACGCCTCGCCCGTTCCGTGCAGTTTCGCCACCTGCTGGCCGCCTTGTTTGACGATGATTCACCCTGGGGCGAATCCGTGGCCCTGCAGGTGCTGGCCGACCACCTGGAGCAGGACGGCCGGGCTGACCTAGCCGACATCGTCCGAGGCCGGTTTCAGACTGCAGCGTCACAGCTCCAAGTCACCCAGCACCGCACCCACATTGACACTGCCCCGCGGTTTGCGGCGGGTGACCGTGGTCATTTAACGAACAGCCGGAGCACCCGGGCTATCACCCACGTGATTGAGCTGCAGGGCACCGTGGTCCTATCGGAGGCTAACGCCTGATCGACCTGCCGGACTGGAGGCAACAGACCTCCTACGACTGCGGCCTGACGGCCACGCGCCTCGTCCTCCGGGGCGTCCGGCGGCGACCACGACCCGACTTGCGGCAGATCCTCGGGACCAGCAGCCACGATGGCACCGACCCCCGCCAAATTGAAACCGTTTTACGCCAACACGACCTCGGCGTCGTGGCCGGGGAGATGCACGGCGACGACCTCGCCTATCTGACCGGCCGCGGGTGCCCTGTGGCGTGCCTGGTGCAGTTCGATGGCGTCGGGCACTGGGTGGTCGTCTGCCATGCCGATGGCCGACAGGTCCGCTACCAAGACCCCGCCACGGGCCCACAGTCAGTCGGCTGGCCGCGATGGCTGGCCGGCTGGCGAGACGTCGATCGGCTGGGAGCGGTCTACCGCCAGTGGGGGGTCGCCGCATGGAGATGATCCTGCTACCGCTACCGCCATCGGCTAACAACTTGACCCGCAAGGCGCCCAGGCGCAAAGGCAAATATTTTCCCACCAAGGCCTATACCGACTGGACCATTGAGGCCAACGCCATGGCCATTGAGGCCGGCCTGATCCCGCGGCGGTCGGCACCGTTTGAGCACCCTGTCCACGTCACGGTCGAGATTCTGCCGGGCAAGGGCCTGCGACTGGACCGGGACGCCGACAACATGGCCAAGGCCGTGCAGGACTGGCTGGTTAGATGGGGCTTTTTAATTGACGACAGCCTGCGGCACGTTCACGGGTGCCATGTAGTCTATAGGCCACAAGAGGCCAGCCCGACGGGCCGGGCCGTGGTGCGAGTGTCATTTACTGAGGAGGAGACCTAACCATGCCATATGCCGTGATTTCGACAGCTACTTCCGGCGACAACACCATCGTGGCCGCTGCCACGAACGGGCGCAAAATCCGGGTGCAGGAGTATTTGGTGGTGCCATCGGCCGCCGTCACCCTGACCTGGAAGTCTGGCAGCACCGCCATCAGTGGCGCCATGGACCTGGCCGCCAAGGCCCCGCTAGAGGCGTCGACCTTTGGCCAGACCAGCACAGGCATCGACGGCGTGCTCCAGACTGCCGGTGGCGAAGCGCTAGTGCTGAACCTGGGCGGAGCCGTGCAAGTAAGCGGTCATATCAAATACGAGGTTCTGAGCTGACCCGGGAGGGTAGGCCATGCCTGGACCAACCAAGTCGACATGGGCGGGCCTTTTACGGGGCGCCTTTAACGTGATCACCGGCGCCGCGCCGCGGGAGCAGGCGGCTACAACAACGGCCGGCTTGGCCGGGCTGTTTGCCCGCCGCATTAGAGGCTTTGGCGCCGCCGTGCGGGACAAGGCCATGCAGGGCGTCCGAGCGGTGACCCAGGCACTGGGCGCACGCGACTACACCGACGGCGCACCCTACGACCCCGGCAGTTCGTGGATCAAATCGCTAACCTTCCGGCCCCTGCTGTACCGCACCGAGCAGTACGGCGAGGACGCCCCCGAGGAGCTGCGCGGACGAGGCGTTCCTGGGTTTGCGGTGCCTGACCGGGAATACGGCAAGCTCCGGCTGCGTCTACTCGACCAGGGCGACCTGATCATGGCGACCGAGCCCAACAGTAAAAACACCTCGGGCCGTTACACCTACCCAAACGTGCCTCGGTCCCTGATGGACGCATGGACCCGGGCGCCATCCGCGGGCCGGTTCTACCACAGCAAGCGCGGCAACGGGCCGCAGACCTATTCAAACCGGGCCGCCATCCTGCTGGGCCGCATGAAAAAATACGGCGTCGGTGAGATGGGCATCACGAGCCAGATCAAGCAGTCGAAACCGAGGAAACGCTGATGGACGACGCATGGGCCGAGGCCGAGCAGGCCTACCAGCAGGGCAACGACGCACTGCAGGCTGGAGACCACGCCAAGGCTCAGGTGCTGTACACCAAGGCGCAAGCGGCGACCTGGTTCTGGATGGGCCAGACGATGGAGGCAGCCAGGCTAGCATTCCTGCAATTTGTCGGTGAGGCGCCGCCACTGCAGACCGATCAACCCAAAGGCAAATAGGAGGTCCGCACCATGGCTATCGTCAACGAGTGGGAACTGCGCGGCCACATCACCGCAGCCCTAGACACCCTGCACGCTGACCTCGAAAGCGACAACCGCGAGGAGCGCATCACCGGGGCGGTCAACCTGCTGGACAACTGTATCCGGCTGCTGGAGATCATGGTCCAGATTGAGGAGGCCGACCCGCATGAAGAAGACGACGACGACCACGACTGAGTCGCCCGCCTGGTGGGCGATGGCCCAGACTGATACGCACGCCTGGGTGATGGACGTCGACTTCAACGGGTCCAACTGCACCCGCAAAATTCTACTGCTGGCCGACATCCACTGGGACAACGCCTACTGCCGCCTTGACCTGCTGAAGGCCACCCTGGACGAGGCCAAGGCCATCGGGGCGCCTGTTTTTAGCTTTGGCGACCATTTTTGCGCTATGCAGGGCAAGTGGGATAAGCGGGCCAGCGCCGACGCCCTGCGTGATGAGCACCGCGGCGGCAACTACCTCGACCTGTTGGTGAACACGTGCGCCGACTGGTTTAAGCCCTACGCCAGCAGCCTGGCGATGATCTCGCCCGGCAACCACGAGACCTCCATCCGGCGCCATCATCAGGTCGACCTGACCCAGCAACTGGTCAGCCACCTGCGGCGCGAGGGTTCGCCCGTCGTGGCCGGGCCCTACTGGGGCTTTGTTGTGCTGTCGTGCAACTTTAACGGCGACCGGAAAAGGTCATCTGAGGCCATTAAACTCCACTATCACCATGGCTATGGCGGGGGAGGCCCAATTTCAAGAGGCCTCATCGATCATTCCCGCACCCGCAGCGACTACGACAGCGACGTGCACGTCACAGGTCATATCCATCGACGCAACGCCGACGAAAACGTCATCACCCGCGTCAGCAACCGCGGCAAGATATTCCAGCAACCGCAGCTATTTTTGCGCTGCAGCACGTGGAAAGACGAGAGCCAGGACGGTTACCACGTTGAGCAGGGGCGGGCCTCGCGACCTATCGGGGGCTGGTGGCTTGAGCTGACCAGTGCCAAGACGCGAGATCACCGGAACAGTACCTATCACGTGCGCATGCGAGCGGTTCCCACATGAGGACCAGAGGACCAAGACGATGCCAACGCCAGCCAAGCTAACCCCCGAGCTAATCAAGCGCATGGGCGACCTGTTCCGCCTAGGCATGTCCCAGGTGCAAACGGCGAAATTCTACGGCGTCGCCCCGCAGACCTTGCGCAAGTGGCTAACCATTGGCCGACGCCAGAAAAAGGGCCTGCACGCCGACCTGGTGGCCACCCTGTGGCACGGCGAAGCCGCCGCGGTTCGGGACTGCCTGGTGAACCTGCACCGGGCCCATGTCGACGGTAACAAATGGCAGGCCGCAGCCTGGTATCTGGAGCGCAAACACCCCGAAGAATGGGCCGACCGTGGCCCCGGCATCAAGGAGATCGACCGACTCTATGCGAAGATGGTCCGAAATTCCGCCGGAGCGGATGCTGAGGGAGCTGGACCGACGGCGGGCCCGGCTGATCCGGGTGAAAAAGCGGGCCCCCGCTGACCCGGTTCAATACGCCCAGTCCCTCGGCCTGTACGTCACCCCGCAGCAGCAGGCCATCCTGCGAGCGCTGATCGAGCCACCCTACTGTGTGATGGTCCGAGCCGCCCACTCGGTGGGCAAAACATGGACGGCCGCTCTGGTGGCAAGCTGGTTCCATGACCGGTACAACCCCGGACTGTGCCTGACCACGGCGCCCACGCTGGTCTCGGTGCGCGACCTGCTGTTCCGTGAATTGCGCAAGCTCCGCCCGCGCGATCCCAACTGGCTGCCGAAGGACACCCGCCTGCAGAGCAGCAACGACCACTGGATACACGGTTTCACGGCCAACAAGCCCGACGCATTTCAGGGCAGGCACGCCGACAAAATGATGATCATCTTCGACGAGGCGAGCGGCGTCGACGTTCAATTCTGGGAACGGGCCATGACGATGATCAACCCCGGCCGCCCGGGGCACTATTTCTTCGCCATCTACAACCCGTACGACGTGAGCTGCCCCGCCTACAGCTACGAGCAGTCAGGCCGGTTCACCGTGCTGGAAATGTCAGCCCTAGACCATCCCAACGTGCTGCATGGCGACGAGGTGGTGCCCGGGGCGATCACCCGCCCTGTGGTAGCCGAACGCATCCGCGATGAGTGCCGGGTGCTGGAACCCGAGGAGCAGCGACCCAGCAACGCCTTCGAGTATGCTGACACCGTCTGGGTGCCCGAATCACCGCTGTTCGAGGTGCAGGTGCTGGGACGGTGGCCGTCGAGGTCGACCAGCTCCGTCTGGTCTGACCTGGCCCTGACCCGAGTCCAAGAGACCGTCGAGGTCGATCCGAAATGGTTAACCCAAGTCGGCTGCGATCCCGCACGGTTCGGTGATGACCGCACCGCCATCTGCGTCCGCAAAGGCCGGGCCATCGTTCACCTGGAGAGTCACCGCGGCTGGCCACTACAGCAGACCGCAACCCGCCTAAAAGAGCTGGCCCAGGAATGGCACGCACCAGGACAGAAGGCGACCGAGGTCCCCGTGCTGATCGACGCTGCCGGACTGGGCGCCGGACTGGTGGAGATGGCCGGCACCGGGCCGTTCCGGCACCTATTCGTTGAGATCAACAGCGCCTTGCGGTCGAGGTGGGAGACCGAATGGCCGAACCTGCGCAGCGAGCTGTGGTTCTCCAGCGCCGCCCTGGCGGAAGACGGCCAGATCACCATGGCCCCACTGCCCGACGACCTGCGCCAGCAATTGATGGCCGAATTACGCCAGCCTGTGTTCACGCTCGATGCAATTCAGCGCCGCGTCGTTGAGGCCAAGCAGTCAACCAAACGCCGGCTGCGGGCCTCGCCTGACCTGGCCGACGCCTTTAACCTCGCCTGCATGCTGCGTGGCGCCGGCGGCTGGACGGAGCGCGTCGACGGTCGCATCTGACAAGCTGGGCAACCTTGAAACCAAAACCATAAAAATCTGGGTAAAGTCATTTACAGAGTATGAACACCCCGAGCTGGTGGCAGCGCATTTTTGGCAGTCAAGCCGACACCCGCAGACGGGTGCAGCGCGTCCGCGAATCGACCAGGCTAACCGAGGCGAGCGAGCTTTTCGCCAGCATCCCAAACTATCCGTACCTCGATGGCCGGGACCTGTACAGCGAGATGGGCCCGTACGGGTTTATGGACGGCGGCCCCACGGCCAGCCTGACCCGCCGCGACAACCGGATGACCGGCGAGATCCTGCCCGCCGCTATCACCTGGTGGCAGTTAAAAATTATCCGCGACCGGGCCCGCCAGATCGCCCGCGGCAACGAGTACAGTATCGCCGCCATCAACGCTTGCCGGTCGTACGTCGTCGGCACCGGGTTTAAATATTCAGTCGTGGCCAAGAAGCGCCAACAGGTGGCCGAGGACCTGCTCGACCGGGCGCAGGACGTCCTTGACCTCTGGGCCGAGCACAACAACATGCCCGAGATCGAGGCCGAAATCGTCTACCGCATGCACGCCGAAGGCGAGGCGTTCATCCGCACCTTCCGCGGCGAGGACGGTATGCTGCGGTTGCGATTCGTCGAGCCCGAGCTGGTCCGACCGCCCGCCGATGACACGACCCCGCAATCGTCATTCGGTATTCAATGCGACGACCAGGACATCCACGAGCGCACCGGCTACTGGGTGGTGGAACGCCCTTGGATCGACCCGACGCCCACCCTGGTGCCCGCTGACGAAATCCTGCACCTTCGCAACAACGTCGAGAGCAACAGCAAACGCGGCTTGCCGACTATTTGGGCCGTCGAGAGCAACCTGCGGGCCGCCGAAGACATCCTGCAGTCGATGGTCTCCCTAGCCAAGGCCCGGGCCAAGGTGGCGATCATCCGCCGCGTATCCGACACCCCGCCCGAGGCGATTGAGGAGCTGACCCGGACGTCCACCGACTACGCCGTCACCGACCCGACGACCACCAGCCAGACCACGAACATCAGCCGCCTGGGCTACGGCACCATTTTGACCGCATCGGACAACGTCAGCTACGAGTTCCCCGGGGCCAACCTGGGCAGCTCCGACATGGTTGAAACCCTCCGAGCCAACCTACGAGCAATCGCCGCCCGCTTTGGACTGTCCGAGGCCATGCTGTCAGCAGACCCGAGCAGCGCCAACTATGCGTCCGCACTGGTCGCCGAGGCGCCAGCAACCAAGCAGCTCGAACACTTCCAGCACCTGCTGTCCGGCGCCCTCGGCACCCGCCGCACCAAGCCCAGCCGGTCGTTGGCGTGGCAACAACTCAGCCTGGCCGTCGACGTTGGCCTGCTGCCGCGTGATGTCCTCAAGCAGATCGACGTGCAATGCGACGTGCCCACGGTCGCAAGCCGAGACAAAGCCGCCGAGGCCAGCCAGCACCAAACCTACGTGCAGATGGGCGTGATGAGCAAAGCACAGGTCAGGGCCGCCATCGGCCTGGACGAATCCGCGACCAACGAACAGATCGAGCGGGAGCGGCAACACGACGCCGAGACCGCCGCCAAATACGGGCCAGCCAATCCGCCCCAACCGGGGCAGGCCGACCCGGGGCAACCGGAGCCGCCGAATGGCGCCCCACCTAGTGGCATCCCGACGCCGCCGCAACCAGATCGGCCCTAAACGGGTCGCGTCTGTGACAGACGACCAGATCCTGGCGCATCGCCCGCTGATCAGGCGGATGGCGCATTACTACCGCAAAAAAGCACCCTACCGCATCGACCTCGACGACCTGATTCAGGTCGGGTGGTGCGGTTTTTTGGCAGGTATGCAACGGTACGACCCGACCCGCGGCGTCACCCTCGGAGCATTTTGCACCCTGTGGGTGCGGGGTGCCCTGCACAGGTCCATTTTCAAGCAGCGCAGCCTGTGGGAGGCGACAGTCAGCCACCTGAAACTAGCCAGGCATTCCAACAGCGACGAGGTCGACAATGACCCCGAGGCAAAGCCGGAGTCGGACAGCCTACGCCTGGTGGTCGACGACCTGCTGGACATGCTGCCCGACCGCGAGCAGATGATCGTCGCCGCCATCCACCGTGATGGTCAGCAACCCGGGAAGGTCGCCCGCGACTGGGGCATGCTGCTGGCCGACGTGATCAGAATTAGCGACGAGTCTCTGGCGTGGCTGCGCATCGTCGGTGAGTGATCCGCCCAGCACGTCATTTACTGATTATGCAACCTGAAACCGTGAACCTACGCGAAGACACCTACACCCCGCTGGCAGCCAAAGCCAGCGCCGCGGGCCCGGTAGTCAAAGGCGTCAAGGTCCTCGGCATGAAGAGCCGCAACGGGCGCGAGTACCCGCTGGCCGTGATGCAAAAGGCGTGCGACCTGTACGAGGGCAAGCCGGTCAACCTTGACCATCCAAAGCCCAACCAGGAAATGCGCGAGTTCACCGAGCGCTTCGGGCGTTTGAAAAACGTGCGCATGGGCAACGACGGCCTCTACGCCGACATGGCTTACAACCCCGCCCACCCGCTGGCGAAGGCCTTCGACTGGTGGGTGCGAAACGACCCCAACGCCGTCGGCCTGTCTCACAACGCCACCGCCCGCATCCAGCGCAACCGCGAGGGCAAGGACGAGGTCACCGAGATCATCGAGGTCGAATCGGTCGACCTCGTGGCCGACCCGGCAACCACCAAAGGCCTGCTGGAAAGTCTTCAAAACGTAACCGAGAGGGATTGCGATATGTATGGCAATGACAAGGACAACAAGAAGGTCGACGGCAAGACGGTCCTCGAAGAGGGCCCCGACGGCATGGCCGACATGCTGGGCGATGGTGGCGACAAGGCCAGCGCCCCCGCGGGTGACGACTGGTCACAACACCTGGGCCAGATGATTCTCGGCATCCTGGGCGACAAGTCCATGGACCACGGCGCCAAGAAGAACAAGATCATGCAAGCCCTGAAGCTGGTCGAGGACGAGCCCACCGAGGAGCCCACGCCCGAGGCCGATGGCGACTACGACAGCGATGACGAAAGCGCCATGGGCGACGATATGGGTGCAGCCGATGAGCCCGAGGAAGATGGCGAGGAAGCCCCCGCGGACGATGACGAGGCAATGGCCAAAAAAGCCGAGGAAGCGCTAAGGCGCACCGGCGACCGGCACTACCTCGCCCTGCTCCGCCAGCTCGACACTTACCGGGTCGCAGAAGGCCGTCGCAAGACCTTCGCCGAAGCCAAGTCGTCCTGCGAAAAGGCCGGCCTACCCACCTACGCCGTCACCGAAACCTTCCTTAGCACTCTGGCCCACGCCCCCCGCGGTGAATGGGAGCGGGTGCTCGAAGACCGACGTCGCGTGACTACGAAGTTTTCCAAACCCAAGAGCTCCGCGGCCAACGTGGCCGACGGTCTCGATGCCCTGCGTAAAGCCCTGCGAGAGGAGATTTAACCATGCCCGCCCAGTATCTGTACGGTGAAACAAACCCCATTGACTGCCCGATTGCGACGGGGCAAGCCGTCGACATTGGCGATCTAGTCGGAATCAGCTCCGGCACCCTGGTGCGCGCAAGCGACACAACCTGGGACACAAACACGGCGACCACTCAAGTGGCGTTCCGTGCGCTGTTCCTGGGCGTATCCGGCCAGGCGAAGGACAACGCCACGGCGCAAATTCGCGGCAACTCGATTGCCAACCGCTGCCGCGTCGACAGCGACGGGTTTTATCAGTTTGCCACCGCCAGCGCCAGCTACAACATCGGCGACTTGGTCGGCCCCGCAAAGGCCTCCGGCAACGCCCTGCTGAACGACACCGTCGCCTCGGTGGCCGCCCTTGACAAGGCCATCGGCTACGTCGTTGAAAAAACCACCAGCGCGACCACCGTTAAGGTCCGTCTGCTATCCGTAAAAGCCCCTAACGCCGCAAGCGCCTAACCCAAACCACTGAGGAGACTGTGAACATGTCAGCGATCTACCGCAAACTGCGCGAAAGCGCCAAGACAAACGGATTGGCGACCACCTCAAGGGCCCTGGTCGAGGAGGTCAACGGCGGCGCCGTCAACCCGGCCCGACTGTCGATTCGCAGGCTGGCCGAGGCCTTCATGGGCGAAGGCTGGGCCGAGCATCTTGACAGATACAACCGCACGGGCCAGGTCCTTGAAAGCGTCGAGGGCGTCGACCCCAGCGCCTTCGCCGCAATCACCGGCCAATTGTTGGTAAACGAGGTCCGGCAGAAGTACAAGCTGGCCTCCATGGTGGCCGACAGCCTGTGCACCACCATTGCCGTGACAAACGGCAACCTTGGGCCACAACGGGTGCCCTACCTGTCCGACGTGACCAACGACTCGGACATCGTCGAGCCAGGCATGCCCTACTCGCAGACCCGGTTTTCTGGTCAGTACATTGACCACCCAGCCGTGGTCAAAAAGGGAAAAATCGTCGCGGTGACCGCCGAGGCGATCTACTCTGACCTGACCAGCCAGATCATTGACTCGGCCCGCTCCGTCGGTACCCGCGTCGCCCTGGGCCGCGAGGAGGACATCCTCCGAGTTGTGCTCGGCATCACCAACCCACACAGTTGGAACGGTACCGCCTACAGCACCTACCTGTCGAGCGGTTCAAACTGGATCAACACCGTGACCGGTTTCACCCTGACAGACTGGACAGGGCTAAACACCCTGGAGCAGTTGTTCGTCAAGATGAAAGACCCTGTGACCGGCAAGCCGATCATGATCGAGCCCAAACAGGTCTTCGTGATGCCAGCGCAGAAATACAACCTGCGCAGGATCATCAACGCCACCGAGGTCGAAAGCGGCAACTACGCAACCTCGGGTAACCCATCTCGCACGACCGGCGCCAACCCGCTGGATCAAAACTACGAGATCCTGACCAGCCCGCACGCATTCAACCTGCTGACCGACGCCGCCATCGGCAACGTCAGCGAGGCCAACGCCAACGCCCGGGTATACCTTGGCGATTTCAAACGTGCGTTTGTCTGGAGGGAGGCCAAGCCGCTGAGCGTGATCGAGGCGCCACCGCAGAACGCTGCCGAGTTCAACAACGACATCGTGCTGTCGGTGAAGGCCTCCCTGTGGGGCGTCGCCGGCGTGGCCGAGCCCCGCGCTGTCGCCCTCGGCAAGGAGTAATCCATGGCCAAGAAGCGCCCGCAGGAAGAACCTGCAGCGCAGCCGGCCCAGGAACAGGTGCAGCAGCCGGCCCAACAGCCGGCTGTTGGCCCATCCGGCCCTGCTGTTTGCCGCTGGTCGGTTCAACTGCCCGGAGCGGCCGCACTGGCCGTCGAGGCAACCGACGCGGCCGCCGCCATCGCCCTGCACGACCAGGTCAACGGCGTGATCGGCACCACCCATGCGCACATCGTCACCCACCTGGAATAGTCACCCATGGGCCGCATCCCCGATCACCTTGTCAGCCTCGCCTTCCGTGCCCTGGAAAACCGCTGGGTCACCATCGGCGCCAAGGTCGGAAAAAACACCAATGGTAAGAAAAAAGGCGGGACGCCGGTCGAGCTGGACGGCGAGGGCAAGATCACTAAAGGCCCCGCGGCCCTGACTGGCAAGCGACCTAGTGAGTTGTCACAATCACACCTGTTCACCGGCCAAGACCACAAATCCCAACGCAAGCTATTCGCCGAACCAGGCGACCCACCGCCACCGCCGCCCATCGAGGAGACGCCCAAGGCGCCACCGGCGGCGGCCAAGAAGGAGCCGAAACCACGGGCAAAAAAACCGCTGAGTATGTCATTGTTGGCGGTGATTCGGCGCGAGGGCGGGATCTCGTCAGGCGACTTTGAGCACGCTGACTTCAAGGAATTCGGCCTGCTGGGTGCATTGAATAAAAAAGGCCTTAGCCTGGACGACATGGCGGCTACCATGGTGCGCCAGGGCCATATCACCGTGCCCATGGGCAAATCTTCGCCGAGCGACCACCTGCTGCAGCTACTAAAGAAAAAAACCAACTCATTGTTGGCAGCCGACACCGCCGAGTATGATAAGGACTACGAGGCCTACATGCAGGCCCGCGAGGAGGCCCACGCCGATGGATACCCAGAAGAACAGCTTGCAGAAGCTTCAGGACGCGGCACAGAAGCTGGCGATCAGGAAAGCGCGAATCGAATTTTTGAAGAAATCTTTGGCGGAGATGGAGGCGGAGGAGAAGAAGCGAGCCGGGACGAAGAACCCGGGGACCTCGCCGGAGACTCCGCGGAGCCCGCAAGCGGATTAGACACCAGCTTCGACTTCGGGCCCGCTGCGGCGCCGAAGGTCGAGGAGAAGCCAAAGGCGGCCAAGCCAAAGAAGGCGGCCAAGCAGGACAAGCCAGCACCAGCGCCAGCACCGCCCGCCATCGAGCCCCAGGCACCAGCAGCACCACCCGCCATTGATCCCAAGCCCGCCAAAAAAGAAGACCACGAAATGACCTCCGCAGAGTACCTGCGGAACGGCCGCCCTAATTTTGGCGACATGGTGCTGACGCCCTACGGCAAACTCGGGATCATGAGTGGTGGTGGCACCATGGGCTCAAACCGCGTGAAGGTTAAAGGCGTTTGGCATGACCGCGACGACCTAAAGCTAATCAGGCGACCAGACAAAGACGTCAACCAAAACCTGTCAGGCGAATGGAAGGCCAAGCAAAAGGCTGACCTGGCGCAGATTGACAAAGACCACGGGGTGATCCTGCACAAAAAAAGCATGGTCGACAGCGCCAAAAAGCGACTGCAGGCCGGCACCATGACGCAGGACCAGTACGACAATTTTGTCGGCACCGGCTTTTACAAGATGACCGACGACGAGGTGGCGCAGGCGGAAAAGGCGCAGGCCGAAATCGACGCCATCAAGGACCGCCCGCTGGAGTTCGAGCAGTCGGTTCACTCGTTGCGCGTCGCCAATGCCTTGGCCTCGGGCAAGGACGTGCCCGCTAACGTGCTGGCCGAGTATCCTGACTTGGCCAAGAAGTACGGCAAGGACAAAGCGCAACCAGCACCAGCAACCACGCCACCCCCACCGCCACCAGCCACCAACCTCTTCGGCCAACCCGAGCCCACCAAGCCCCAGCCCGCCACCACGCAGGGCCTGTTTGGCACGCAGGTGCCCGTCGAGGACCCGAAGGTCAAGCCGCGGGAGACGGTCGCCGACCAAGCAGAAAAAGGCCTGGACTGGCTGTATCAAAAGCAGGACCCGAAGACCGACGGCACCGGGGAAATGTTCGGGGGGCTGTTTTCGCCTGGGAGGACGTCGGGAGCAACCGAGCCGGAGGCAGGGCCAGTGGCGCCGCCTGCGGTTGAGCCATCGGCAACGGCAGCCAAGCCCAAGGTGACGCCACCAGCACCCAAAACCCCGTATGCACAGCGCCGCGGGTCAGTTAACTTCTCGCCGGTCACCGGGCCAACCGGGCATAAGCTGGTCGGCTACAACTGGGAACACGACAAGGTCGACATGGTGGACGATCGGGGCGAGAACCGCACCCGCAAGGTTTCAGCGTGGGACCGGTCCACCCAAGCCGACGAGACCAACCGGCCAATCGTCCACAGCTTTACCGTTGAAGCACCAGACGGCACCACCAAGACGGTCAGTCTGGAGACCGCAGCCCGCATGCTGGGATTTGATTCAAGCGGTGATGAACCCAAGGCCAAATTTCAATCTGCAGTCAGTGCGGCCAAAACTCTGGCAAAAATGCAAATGGATCGGGCCGATCTGGTGCAAAGGGCTGATCGGTGGCAGAAGGACAAAGCCGACGTCGACCGCCAAGTGGAGGCATTGCCCGACGACCAGATCGAGGAAGTGCCCGACACGTTTGGCCGGCCAGAGTACCGCGTGTTTCGGTGGAAGAACCAGCCCGAGATCAGCGTCCGCCGCAGGATGAACCAGCCCGAGGCTGACCGGGAAGAAGGCAAGCGCCAAGTCCGATGGGCACTGGCCGACAGCGAGATGGAGAAGCGCGGCCACAAGGAAAAGAATTTCAAGCCGAACACGGCCAAGATTGACGGCGACATTAAAAAGGCCCAGGAAAAACTAGACAACCTTACCAAGCAGGCCTCCCAAACCAAGCCCGAAGCAGGCCCTGCAGCTCCGCCGCCCATCGAGCCATCGCCACCATCAACCAATCCCAAGGCCACGTCCCTACCTGACCGAATCAAGAACCTAAATGTTTTGCTGAACAAGACACGCAGCAGCGCCAACGCCAAAGCGCTAAGGACTGCGATTGCCCAGCTAGAACGGGAAGCGGGGCCGGCGGAGCCGCCGAAAATTGAGCCCGCTAGCCCAGCAGCCCCACAAGCTCCAGCCAACGCCGAATTTGACCCAGCCTCCCCGCCCGGCGTGTCTGACAAAGACATCCCGCTCGACCTGGCCTACAACGCGCACCGCGGCACTTCTTTTGTTCCTGAAAAACGGGCCCAGGCGCGTGTCGAGGAATACGTCAACGACATGAAAGGCATTTGGTCGGACCTGGCGAAGATGGCGACCACGCCCGAGCAGCAGGCAACCCTCAAGGACGAGTTTGAACGGTTCCGCAAAGGGTACGTCGAGAAAAACAAGGCGATGCTGTCGGCCATGTCGCGCCAGGTCTCCAGCATGATCGCCGGGCCAGCCCGATTTCCTGTTGATCGCATGCGCAAGCGAGCCAATACCGCTGACAATCGGCGCGAGGAGTTCTTGGAGTTTCGCAAAAAGGCCATAGCCTCCATCCAGCGCAAACTGGACCCGTCAACCAACGGCATCCGGCAGGCCGCACCAGATGCAAGCAATCAGCTCAACAGCAAGGCCACTGAGCTGCGCAAAAAACAAGAAAAAATGAAGGCGGCAAACAACCTTATCCGCAAAGAGCTGAAGACCAACCGCCCGCAAAACGTGACCCCGCAGCAATCGGAAAAACTGAAGGCGGGGCTAGCGGCTATAGGCTTGGACGCCCGCGAGGTCTCCAGCATTTTGAAACCCGACTATATGGGCCAGATTGGCTACCAGGATTTCATGCTGCGCAACAACTTGGCCAACATCAAGCGCCAAGAGCAACGGCAGGCCGAGGTGCAACAGTTCCAGCAGTCCGCACCGCAGAGCCCGGAGACGGAATACGACGGTGGCGTGACGGTGACCGAACACCCTGAAGACCAGCGCATCCGCATCAAGTTTCCTGGCAAACCAAACTCAGAGCAGATCCGGGAGCTAAAGGCCCGCGGGTTTAAGTGGGCGCCCAGCCAAAAAGCGTGGTCGCGCGTCTTGACCTCTAACGCACGAACGGCTGCGCAATCAATCATGAAGGAACTGGGACTTAACAAAGTGGGCGCAGACACCACCACCGAATCCCGCACCCTGTCTACCATTCGCCAGCAGCTCCGGGAGGCCTTCCGCCAATGTCCCTAGCCCAAAACATCCTCGACCTGCAAACCCAGCGCGACGGCCTGATGGCCGCCCTGCTGGCCGACTCTGCCGACCCGCAGCCCGATTACTCGGTCGGTGGGCAGTCCGTGCAGCGCCAGGCATGGCGCGAGGGCCTGATGCGCCAGATGGGCGAGATCAACAAAATGCTGGCCCGCCTGCAACCGAGAGAGTTCCGCGGCCAAATCCTGTGAGGTGACCTGTGCCAACCATCAACGTCGAGGCCGACTTCCTGGCCGTGGACAACCTGCAGACGGTAACCGTCACCAACCCGGACGGCGCCACCACCAGCACCAGGGCCCTGCAGGAGGGCGTCGACACCGTGCCCTACGACCTGCCCGGGGGCGCCCTTGGCTACCGCACCTACTGTACCTGGCACCTGTGGCGGGCTGACCTGTCGGGTCTGGTGCCGCAGTTTTCGACCGCAATAACCGACGGTGACGGCCGCCAATGGTTTGCTGGTGGCATTACGGCAGCCACCTGGGGCACCCGGTACGTGCTGCAGTGCGAGGCCGAGAGCGGGCAGGCCGTCGAGGAGATCAACCCGATATGAGCCAGTACATGACAATTTTGGAGGCCGTGCAGCTACGCGTGGCCGCAGTATCTGGTGGCGTGCCCGTAGTGATCCGGCGACGGCCGCAGCAACTGAACGTCGACACCCTGCCCACTATCGTGGTCGCACCAGCGCCAGATGGAGAGTCGATTGAGCTGGAAACATTCAACCGGCACGTCACGTGGGCCTATCCGGTCTACGTCGTAATTTTTGCAAAAGGCAATCGGGAGCTGTCCATCGCCCCCGACGACTTCGACCTGCGCGAGGCCGTGCGCAACGAGATTTACCAGCCACTGCTGGCCGGCGCCGGGGCGGTCTACGACATCGATCTAACCCTGTCAGGGCCGTTCAGTCTGCGTGGCCCCGAGAACACGACGGAGACTGACGCGTTTCAGGTCATTTACAAGAGTAGCGAAACGAGGACCGCCTGATGCCGTTGACCCTGTCGAACATCAACGCCGAAATCGGCTGGACGCAAACAAAGTCCACTACCTACGGCAGCGTGAAGCAGGGCCCGGCGAAATTGTCGGCCAGCCTGGCGCCATCGGTGACCACGTTTAACGAGCTGCTGGCCGTGCAGGGCACCCTGGCGGCTTCGGCCAATACGACTATCGACCTGTATTCAATCACGAATCTACTCGGCGACGCAAAAACCCTGACCAAAGCGATCGCCTTGATGGTCAAGGCGACCACTACCGGCATGAAGATTGAACCAGGCGCGACCAACCCGCTGAGCTGGTTTTTCGGTGGCACCAGCCCGTCAATCAGCATTCAGGCCGGCGGCTTCATGCTGCTGGGTGACGGCACCACATTTACCCTATCGGCGAGCGTCCGCAACCTAAAAATCACTAATCTGTCAGGGTCCGTAACGGGGACCTATGACGTAGTCCTGCTGGGAGGCACATAATATGGCGTTTTATTCGGGCAAATCGGGTTCCGTATCGGTGGGTGGCAGCACCCAGCCGCTAACCGACTGGTCTCTGGAGACATCCAACGAGCCAATCGACGTGACCAACTTCAGCAGCTCGGGCTTCGCCGAGAGCGAGGCCGGCATCACCTCCGCCAACATCACCTGCTCGGGCCCATACGACGGCACGTCCGGCGCCACTCTGGGAGCATCGGGCTCGTTTGTCCTCAAGTACGACGGCGCCGGCGCCGGCTTCACGGTGACAGCCAGGGTGACGAACATCACCGTGTCGGTCAACGTCCGGGGCGTCGCCCAGGTCAATATCACCGCGCAGTCCACCGGGTCCTTCTCGGTCGCACCGTGACCGGAAGGAGGCGTGCATGGCGGTTGATTATTATCGGGGCACCCGCGGGGCCGTAGCCTTTGGCAAACGAAACGCCAACGTGGCCCAGCCCTTCACGGAGTGGTCCCTGACTGTCACCACGCCCGAGATCGACCAGTCCGACTACGACCAGCCCACCGCCAAACACGCCGCCGGCATTAGCACGGCGGCTGTTTCGCTTTCCGGGCCCTACCCAGGCGTGCCCCTAGATATTCAATCAGGCGACTCTACCACGGTCACCTTGTACCTCGACCACGAAGACGACATCGGCTTCACCCTGCCCATCCTGGTCACGTCGCTGGGCCTGCGCATGGGCGCGCGTGGCGTGGCCCAGATGGAGCTGACGGGCCTCTGCCAAGGCAACTTTACCGACGGCGACACCGACACCGGAGACATCAAACTGTGAGCATTAGCCAGGCAATGGGAACGCCAATCGAGGCGCAAATCGGCAACACGACCTATCAGGTCAGCCTGATCACGCAGAAGGTCAAGGGCGGTCTGGAGGCGGCTTGCAAAGCCGAAGTGCGCAACCAGATCATGGCCGACAAGGAACTGATGAGCGGTGACGAGTTTCGACTAGCCTACGGGGCGTTCCTCGACCGGGTCGGTTCTGGTGAGTTTGGCTTTGGCGGCGAGCTGCACCGCAAATGGATGGCCAGCCCCGCGGGCCTTGGCGCCGTTGTGCGGCTGTGTTTCGGCCTGAAAGATGTTAACGCCGACGCGCTGATTCAAGAGCACCCAGCCGAGGTGGGCAAGGTCATCGAGCAGGTGTTCGCAGAGTCTTTCCGTACCGCCCCGGCGCAGTAGACGCGACCGGGGCGGAAAGCGGGACGGGTGGAGGAGGCGGGCCGCCAATGGACCCAGTCACCCTGTACGCAGCCTTGACCGGCGAGCCGTTCCTGCTGAGTCTGGACGAAATTGGCAAGCTGACCGACTGGCAGATTGAGAAGGTTTACGGGCACGCGCGAGACAAGAAGACGGGCCAGGTGCAACAGGTGGAACAGGTGCTAACGAGCCGGATGACTCTGGCGCAACGGAAGGCGCAGTATTTCACGATGGGGCAGGCCCTGCGGGTGCCATTGCCGGAGCTAGAAAAAACCTGGGCGGAGAAGTATGGCAGCTAGTAACCTTGCCACAATGCCCCTGACCCGGGCGCTTGAAAAGTTTGCGGGCAGCCTGGCGGCGGTCGGCCGCGGCATGGACAAGGGCCCAGGCGGCGGCGTCGGTTCCGCATTGGGCGGCATGGCTACTCCGGCGATCAACCACGACTGGGGCGGCGTTTTCAAGAACATCTCGGCCCACCTGGAAGCGGCAAGCAAGAAGTACATGAGCAAGGCCGCGACCTTGGCGGGTGGATCGTCCACATCAGGCGGGTCATCCATTACCCAGGCAACCGGCGCGGCAGCCGTCGCCATGGGCAAATTCACTGGCATTGCTGCCAAGGCGGCCGGAGCCCTGACTAAATTCAACGTCGTCACCGGCACCGCGTCGGCAGTTATTGCGGCCGGCAAAAAGGTTCCCGGCATTGGCGCCGTGGCCAACGTCGGACAGGCCGGATTCGGCATGATCGGTAAGCGCCTCACAAGCGACTTTGCCGCCCTGTCCCTGCCACTGGCCAAGTTCACGAAGAAGGCCGAGACCCTGACTGTCGGCCTTGAAGAGGCCGGCAAGGCGGCCCACGCCTACAGCAGCGCCATCAGCAGCAGCACCGCCACTATGGCAGGAGCCGCCCAAGGGTTTATGAAGTCCTTCGGCGAAGCGCTGTCCAATCCAATGGCCGGCCTACCCGCCCTGGTTGGCGCCGTGCGGCCGTTTGTTGAGGCCTTTAACCCATACGCCCTGCAGCAATTCGACGACGCCCTGCGGACTGTCTACGCCGTCATTGGCGAGGCACTGGTGCCAATAGTCAAGGTGGCCGCTGGAGTGCTGCGGGAGTTTGCCGGCTACCTGCGGCCCGTCATGAAACAACTGGAGCCTGTTTTTGCCGAGCTGGCCCAGATGGCAGGAGGGTTTCTAAAAGACCTGATACCTGAGCTCGCCCGGTTCGCCGCCGAACTGGTGCCGATCTTCCGGCAGTATCTAGAGCAGATGAAAGAGTCGATCGGCGGGCAGAAAGAGATGATGATTGCCGGCCTGAAATACGCAACGGGCCAGATGAGCCTGCTGGGCGTGCTTGGCGTCGGCATCAAGGCCTGGCTGTCGAAGCTGCCGCTAATCGGGCGGTTTTTTAAGCAGAGCGACGAAGAAAAGAAAAAGGCGGACGAGGAATTCAAGGCCGCCAAGGCACTCGTGCCCAAGGAAAATATCTTCAGTTTCGGAGCGCCAACCAACCCGACCTTCAAGAGCGCTGAAACCCTAGGCCGGGACACCCTGCAGTCCGCCTACGCAGCAATGCCAGGCATGGAAAAGAAGAACGAGGAGCTCGACGCAATGAAACAAATTGCGGACAACACCGCGCAAACTGTCACAGCCCTGGGGCAAGTCGCCAACATCTTGAGCGGCAAAGAAGCCGGCAAGTTTGCCGGGGACACTGTCAGGGCCGCAACTAGCGTACAGGAAGGTGCCAAGGTCTACGACGAGCGCGTCAAGGCCGGCGGCATCGTCGGCGGTGCCCAAAAGGCGGCCGGTCAAGTGGCGGAGGGCGTTTACAACTTCGGCGTCGGCGTCAGCAACCTATTCTCCGGGCGCAAACTCAACGAGGGAATGGTGGACATTTAATGGCATTCACCAACCTAAAAAACGCTGTCGAGAGAATTGCCGGGCAGTCCCCGTCGCAGACCGGCTTCGGCATCGACGGCGGCCGGGCCCAAATGCTGCTGAAGATTCCCGAGGTTTACCTAGAGCCCGCTTTGCGCGAGGCCCTCGGGTACTGCACGATTCAGGGCATTGGCCTGCAGCGCGACCTGCCACTGGCCCACCCGCAGTTTCCCTGGCTGTTCTGCGAGCGCATTAGTAACACCCAAGGCGTCAGTTTTGACAAGAAGCAAGACAGCAACAACACCATTGACGGCGTCGACGTGGAGCTGGAGGCCGAACCATTCCCGTTTTACGCCCGCTACAAGAATTACGAGATGGCGCTTGAGTTTTTGCCGCGGCCCTACGCCGTTGTGAAGGACACCCAGCTTCAGCGCCAGACTGTCCAGTGGTGGGACATCGACACCGCAGCCGGGGCCCCGCTATCGTTCGAGGTCCAGAGTGAATGGTGGCGATACGTCGAGCTGGACGTGCAACCCGCCGGCGACTACCTGACCGCGGCACAAGGCGCGTTCCTTTTCCGAATGAATAACAACCCGTCCGGGTTCACGCTGAAAGACTCGGCCATCCCGTCCGGCGCCCTCAAGCTATACGTGTCGACCAAGTCGATCAAGTTCCGCTGGTACCAGGTGCCGTTTTCGTTCATCACCTCGGGCAACAGCTATTTTGACAGGTACGCCGGCCGGGTTAATCAATACGAATTTTACGGCTATCCAAAGGGCACGTTGTTGCTAAACAACGTCGAGGTGATGAAGGTTTACACGCAGCCATTCCCGCAGTTTGTCGAGTACAACGGGGCGTTTTTGCCCACGCAGCAAAAGCTCTGTGACCTGCAGCTAAATTGCATTTTTCGCGACCCGCCCCTGGCGCAGGCCTACACCCCAGGCGGCGCCGAAAGTTACAACAACATTGTGGCCGGCCACAACCTTATACCGTGCCACATTGACAACAAATTTTATTACGGCACCAACGAAAACAACAAATTGTCCATTTACCCGTCGGTCCCGTTTGAAATTTTCTTCCGCAACCCGGACGCCTAACCATGCGGTTCGTCAGCGCCTCACCGGACTTCCGGCTGACCAACGACGGCACCAACTTGGTGCTGTCTCCTGGTGGCGGCGGCTGGTTCGTCGCCAAGATCACCGGGTC